GTGTGTTCCATCACCTGTTTCTGAGAATCTCAATGGATGTGTGGCGTTTGACGCATCTGATTGATCAAATACATATGTTTGACCTTCCACAAGTGTAAGCTGTGGGCTTACTGAACCGTTAATATAATACTTATTACCAGCACCATAATCATTTGTGCCAGTGGCCACTGTTACTGTAAACGTAGTTGTTTCGGTGGTAGGATCGTAAATATCAAAGGTAGGATTTCTAACAATACCAACCTTTGAATATGTATTATTATAACCTATTTGAGTATTATCTGCACCAGTAATATATCCATATAGCAAAACATGTCTACATTTTAGTTCATCTAATAAATTAGTTCCGTGTCCATCAACAGGAGCAAGAACAGGTCTGATAATTGCTCTCACATCAACTGTATTTGGATTATCAGGATCAAAATCATAAATTGGATCTCTTACCTCAGCAACAGCATTATTATAGCCTTCTCCAGGATTATGTAAAACAATATCAGTAATTGAGCCATTGTCAATAATAGGATAACCGATTGCACCCGTACCATCGCCACTTATTATAATTCTTGGTAATACTTTAAATTTTGCATTACTTCCAAATCCAGTATAACCAGAATATTGTGAGTTTGGCTTTGTTTTATTTTGTACAATAAACCTTGCTCTATTTGTATTTTCATCATATGTATAAACTAAAATGGTAAAAATATCTGTAAAATTATCTACTGGGTTTGTAAGAAGTATTGTTTGACCAACATAATAACCGACCGATGAGCCAAAAGTTTCGCTTGTAAATTTTGCATAAAAAGATGAAATATTTGATGTAGGGTTATCTGATGGTACTGAATCTAAATTACCAGTAACGGTTTTATATCCATTACTTGATTCTGAATTTTCAATAACTATATCTGAAAATGGAGATCCGCCAGTGGTTGAAGTAGGATCCGTATCAAATGTTCCGATTATAGGAATATAGCCTAATGCATTATATGCATCAAATTCTATTCTTGTCATTGAATACATGAATTTCCAGATATACCCATCCTGTGTATCATATAGCTGATCTGGTGTATCTGCATCCCACTGAGGAGCATTTATTGATGGAGACCCATCGCCGTTATCTAGGCATTTATATACTCGGTAGTCACCTGTATTGTGATTTGTTGGACCGACTACGGAATAAAAATTTACTCCTTCCAAATCGGTAATATCATCAAATTTACTATATACCGTTTCTCGTTGCCAAGGGTAATATTTGACCATGAATTTTACATCACTGTCATATACCTTCTTGCCGAATATTGTCTTTTCTAGAAATTCCATTTTTGAGCGAATGGAATTTTCAGCATCATCCTGAGTAGTCCCAGAAATGAATACATAATAATCGTTCGACAATACGTCGTCTACGAAGCGTCTCGCATTATCGGTTTTAAAATTTGTGGTCAAAATTTCTGGCATGCTAATCCCACTAAAATAGATTTTATTTTTTATTTATATCAAAGTTCTAACCCCTACGCCTAATTCTAGGCCTAGGATATTTAATTGAAGACTTTTCTCTTCGTCCTGCTGTTTTTAACGGATAAATTGAACCCGATTCTTTTCGTTGATTTTTCCAGAAGAGCATCAAGTTATCTGCGGTTCCTAGATTATATAATTGTGTTGGGTCGATCGTCCCAGATTCATATAGTTTATCAACCAGTGCATTTTCTCTTACCCAAGCCTGAGCGTCGGCTTGAGTCATTCCCTGCCATGTTTCAGCCAATAATGCTAAAATACCAGTGACCTGAGGTGAAGCCATGCTTGTGCCTGGATACTTACTTTGTCCATAAGCAACACCCAGTGGATTTGTACCACCTCTTGAATCTGCAGCAGTTGATAAACCGGTTGAAACTTTTGTCGTATCATTTACAGCACTTTGAATGTAGTCTCCAGCAGCAAATATATCAACTGCACTTCCCCAATTACTGTAACTTGTTTTGCGATGGTCGTTACCTTGCATATAATTATCGACACAACCAACAACAATTGTATTATCAACACCTTGGCCAGAGGAACTGCCTCTATGGTAAGGTAGATCATATGTGAATAGATTTAAATAAAGCCATTTATGTCTATTATCATAATCAACATCGCCCGCCTTTGTAATTAAATTATTTTCATTGCCCGCGGCATAGCATATAATAATGCCGTCGTCAATAGCATCTTGAATATCAGCAAATCTTGCCGTATCATAATAAGGTGTATCGCAGGCATCAACTACTGTATCCGCAATGCCATCACCATCAGTATCGATTGATGTCTGATAACAATTAATTCCTCTGGCTTCCAACTGAGCGGTTGTTAATTCCTGATTTGATGGAACGGATACTGTTGTGCCTCTATATGTAATTTCGTAAGGAAATGCAATCGAGCCATAGCCACCTCTAATATGAGTAAGAGAAGAACCATAACTGTGATTTGATACTGTTGGATTTCTACGACCAGTTTCTGTATTGATAGGCTTTGAATTATGCCAGGCTCTAATATAATCCCACATCGTAGTACTTATATTACCGTTGGGATTAGAACCATAAGGGCTTATATTATAAATGTCTGAATCTCTAGCCCATCCTTGAGTATTTCCGGCAACAGTACCGGCACAATGAGCACCGTGGTTATTATCCCCAGATAATCCACCACCTGGAGGATCCGAAACCTGAGAATATGGCGTATATACATATGTTCCAGAACCACCATAGTCAAACCAATTAATTTGCTGTACTCGTGAACCACCACCACCATCAGCAAATCTTGCAAACTCAGGATGATCTGGATCAATATGACCGTCAACTATAAGAACATCAACATTTTTACCTGATGCTGTTATGGTGAGATCAACTCCTGTTAATGATGTCGTACTGGTGGAAGACCATGTGGGTCTAAGAGTATCATCTGAATGTGTTACAAATCCCCATTGGGTATGCCCCGCATTTGTAGTATTTGATTTACTAAAATCTTTGTTTTCAATTTTATAACCTAAGGGCTTTGGTGTGGCAAGTATCATAAGATCATGTAATGTTACATCCCAAACTCTATCGTCGTTTTTTACAAGCTCGGCCTCATCGTAGGTCAACATATAATGTGTATTACGACTTATTGGTCTTTTATTAGCAACATCAACGGCTCTGTTAGGAATAAACAAATTCCCACCAGGTGTTTCCATGTCATCATAAAAAGACTCTAAATCTTCTTTACGATGAAGAGTAACAACCCATTCATGTAGAGCCTTAGGATCCATGTATTAGGCCTCCAACTGAATTAGGGTTAGAGTCACTGTAATTGAAGCCAACCCACCAGTTAGATTTGTAATAGCAATAGGAATATTTGTATTTGGTGTGGATTCATTATTAAAGCCCACAATACCAGGAGACATTCTAATAACCTCGGCACCAGCGGTTACAACTTCAGCAATAACACCTGAATCTGGTGTTGGATCCTCTAGTTGAGGTCTTGCGGCATCTGCTGTTCTTGCCGCAGTATCAGTATAAATTCTTACCCAAGCCGCAGAATCAACTTCTATTTTGAGTAATGCATATCCTTTAAACCCGACAATATTTTGATACGATGTTGTCGCATCAGCAATATTTGCCGCTGTAACCTGTGCTGTTGATCTAGAAGTTAAACCAACACCGCCACCGCCACCACTTGATGTAATGATTAATGTGTCGTTTGTCGCATTTGTGGAAAGAAGAATACCTGCGCCGTTGGCAACATTTAAAACATCTCCTTGGGTATCAGCGACAACATCAGTTGCTCCAGCCACCCTAATAGTACCAAAGGCATTACCACCACTAGCACCGCCAGCGGCTTCGATTGTTATTGATTCTGTGGCTGTATTTGTTGTAAGAGTAATATTATTTCCAGCAACAAATGTAAGCATAGAATTCGATGTTGCTGCAACTATATTATCTTCACCTGCAACGGCAAACATTGAGTACGCATTAGCCTCAGCGGTAGAACCACCCCCACCACCAACACCGGGATAAGTTGGAAGACTATCTTGATAACCAAGAATATCACCAGCAGAATTGTCTGAAAGTAATTTTTTCCAACCCTGAGAACCATGTGAATAGTAAACCGCAGCTTCGTTTTCTACATATGCAAGAGCACCTTGGTTTAAAATCGAGTTAGGAAGATCAGTAAGTGCTTCATACCAGAAGGAGATTTTATTTGCCTCACCCAGAGCCTGGATTTCACCATCGACATTGACGAGGTCAGTAAGCTCGTCGCCATTACCGATAGCGTTATAAATTTCATTCATATTATCATTGATTTTATCCATCGCATCGCGCAATGGATCACCCGTGCCGTCGTTGGGCGATGCACCAATGTTAACTAATTGCTTTGCCATGTTGTCTCCTACAACTTTTTAAATTATTTATATTATGCCGTTGACGTGTCATTGATTGTAATTTGCGGGGATGTTGCGACGACCGGACCAGTTCCACTGTCGGTGTGTAGCGTAACCGTAAATGTTTCTGCACCTTCTGTCGTGCTATCGGCGGTTGGTATAACTTGAAAATAGCCATTATCACCACTCATAATCACATTACCAGAATCAAACGTAAAGTCCTCTATACGAGAAACTGACCAATAAAGAGTTCCTCCTGGATGGTTGGAGGTATTTACCACAAATGTTAATGGTGTTCCTTCATTAATACTGGTAACACCACCCTGTGGACCTATTGAATACGAAGTCTGGCCGCTTCTAAGAATTCTATTATCTGAGGTAATTTCAGTACTGTCAACATAAAGGTTGGTAATATCAGTTGAAATAGCCTGCGGATCTGGTTGATCCAAAGGTGTGCCTTTTCCATTGTCATTAAATAATCTAGTGAAATTAACACCTAATGTGCTTTCGTTTTTATATCTAAAATAAAATTCACTGAATAGTTTTGTGCCAGCAAGATGAACATTTTCTTTTAGAATTTTTTCATAATTTTCTAATGGCAATGTTGATTTAATTTGATATGAAAATTCCTGGTAAAAATCACTATCCTGAACTTTCATGCCGCCGTCATAATACTCATCCTCACCGTCAGCAGCCAATGTTTTCTTATAGCCATTTAGATGAGAAGAAAAATCAGCCCAATAGCCAGAGGTGACACCCTGTGAAATAACATTTATTTGGCCTCTGGTTATAACTGCACCATCATCATCGGCAAGATATGCATCAGCAAGATCCACATAACCATATCCTGAATTATATATTGCCGCAGTTTCTACTCTACCTTCAGCAAAATCTGTAATTGATTCAATAACAGCGTTATCACCAAACTGTTTAGAATTATAATCTGTTGCGACATCAAGTACAGCAAATTGTCCAGCAAGAGCACCAATTATATCATTGCCGGTAAAGCCGTAATAGCTATATGGTCGAACCTTAATCGTAC